GGCGTGCGTTCGGTGTCGGTTTCGGCGGGCGGGATCTTCACCGGATCGGCCGCGGAAGGCCGGGTGAAGACGAACGCGCTGGCCGGACTTGTCGACGATTATGAGCTGAGCTTCGAAAGCGGCGAGCGGCTGCGCGGGCGCTTCCTGGTGACGCGGCTCGACTATAGCGGCGATTATAATGGCGAGCGCAATTACACGCTGAGCCTGGAAAGCTCCGGCGCCGTGGTGCCCGCATGAATCCAGCTCGGGGAGAGGCGGCGCTGACCGTGAGCGGCGAGGCGCTGACACTGCGCCCGAGCTTCGAGGCACTGGTGGCTGTGGAGGAGGAGCTGGGGCCGCTGTTCGCGCTGGTGGAGCGTGCCGCGCAGGGCGGGCTCAAGGTTTCGGAAATGGCGGCTTTGTTCTGGCACTGCGTCGCAGGGCGTCCGGAAGCGCTGACTCGGGAGCGGATCGGCGCGGCGATCGCGGAGGCCGGGCTGGCGAAGGTAACGCCGGTGCTGAAGGTGCTGCTGACGCAGATATTGCAGGGGCGTGGCTGAGTTCGCTGCTGCCGCCACGCGGTTGGCGGGCATTGCAGGCGTGTTGCTCGGGTGGCGACCGGACGAATTCTGGACGGCGACGCCGGCTGAGCTGGCGACGGTGCTGAGCACGATGACGGGCGTGGAGGAAGCGCCCGCCTCGATGGCCGATCTTGAGCGGCTGATGGAGATGTTTCCCGATGGATGAGGAAATCGAACGGCTGCTCGTCAGCGTGCGGGCGGACACGTCCGGCTTTGCGCGGGATGTGGCGGAAATGCGCGGCGAACTGGAAGGGCCGCTCGCGGCGGGTGTGGAGCGGGCCGGGCGTGCATTGGAGAATGCGCTGATCCGCGCCGTTCGTACGGGCAAATTGGGCTTCGACGACCTCAAGCGGGTGGCGCTTTCCGCAATGGGCGAGATCGCGGCGGCAGCGATCCGGGGCGGCATCGGCGCGATCTTCGGCGGTGGAAGCGCGGCGGCCAGCGCCGGTGGCGGGGGCGTGCAGGGACTTGTTGCGGGCGCGGTGCAGCAATTGCCGATCCTGCTCGGGCTTCCCGGCCGCGCCGCCGGAGGGCCGGTAGCGCCGGGCCGCGCTTATCTGGTCGGCGAGCGGGGGCCGGAGCTGTTCGTTCCCACCGCCAGCGGCCGCGTGGAGGCGGGCCGTGCCGAAGCTCGTGACATCAGGATGAGCATCACCATCAACGCCCCGGCCGGCACGGAGCCGCAAGCGCTCGGCCGGTCGAGCCGGCAAGTGGCGCGGGCGGTGAAGCGGGCACTGGTGGGGCTGGAGGATTAAAGGTGGGACATTGGCTGGCGCCGGTTGGAAGCGCGAAGCAGCGCGGGTTCCTGAAGCGCTTTGATGCGCGCTTCTGGACCGTCAACTTCCCGCGGCCGATGATGGCGAGCGTGGTTACGACAGGGCCACATTCGCTGCGGGCGGATGCAGTATTCTACAGGGCGGACGATCTGGCGGGGCTGATCTGGGAAGCGGAAGACCGGCACGACCATCCCCTGCTCGCTTATGAGACGAACCGGGACTTCCAGGAATGCACCTTGAGCTTTCAATGGCGCAGCTCCGGCCTGAAGGGGCTCGATGCGATTGATGGGCCGACACTCACGATCGAGGGTCGAGACGCGAACGGACAGCCCCGCAGCTGGTACGTGCGGATCTGGAACTATGCGCAGGGCACGCCGGAAGATGCGTTCGTCAGCATCGATTTTGCGGATTTGAAGGGCGGCTTCCTGCTTCCCGCGGAGGCAGACCCGGTCTGGGCGGGCGACATCGACCGGATGTTCATTTCGCTCGTGCCGCCGGGCTATACGAAGGAGAAGCAGCCGTTCGCGGCGCCGGCCGAGGCGTGGCTCGAGATCGAGAATATCAAATGCGAGGGGCCTGGGTCGGTGCTCTTCATCGGCGATACACTGGTGCCGGAGCACGACCTGCGGATCGCCAACGGCTATGACGACACCTACCACCTGACGCCGGCGCGGGTGCTGAGGAACGTACTGCAGCTCGGGTATCGTGGCGTCATCAATCACTATTGCGGGATGAGCCATTATTTCCGGCTGGAGGCGAATAGCGGCGGCTTTTACGCCAGCCTTGCCGGGGGCGCGCTCAACGTCGCCTGCGCGGCATGGCACCGGGACTTTGCGGAGCGGGCGAAGGCGCTGGGCTATGAGATCATCCTGTCGCTGAGCTACGAACTGCTCGACCAGCATTGCTGGGCCGACTGGAAGCAGCGGGCGGAAGATGGGTCGCCGGCGCTCACAGGTTGGGAGCCGCCGTCAGCGCTGCTCTCGCCCGCCCATGCGGGTGCGATGGCTTATTTGCAGGCGGTGGGGCGGGCCTTCGCCGCGATCGCACGCGACGCGGGGCAGCGCGTGCGCTTCCAGGTCGGCGAGCCCTGGTGGTGGGTGACCGCCGACGGCCGCATATGCCTCTATGACGATGCCGCGGTGGCGGCGTTCGCGCCAGTTTCGATTCCGGATGTGCGGGCGCCGCTGGTGGCGGCGCAGCGGGCGACGCTGGATGCGGCGGGGGCGCTGCTTGCCGCATCGAGCTCGGCGCTTTGCGCCGCGGTGAAGAGCGAGGCTCCTGGAGCGGAGACCTTGCTGCTCGTCTACCTGCCGACGGTGCTCGGTGCCCCCGAAGTGGTGCGGGCGAACGTGCCGGTCGGCTGGTCCGCGCCCGCCTTCGATGTGCTGCAGCTTGAAGATTATGACTGGGTGACGACGGGCCATGGCGGCGGCACCTTGCGGGGTGTCACGGCCGTCACGGCGCGGCTGGGCTATCCGGTGGCTGAGCAGCATTATTTCGCCGGCTTCGTGCTGCGGCCGGAGGACAAGGCGCAGTGGAAGCCGATCGCTTCCGCCGTCGCGCGGGCGCGGGAACGGGCGACGGATGAGGTGTTCGTCTGGGCGCTTCCGCAAGTGCTGCGCGACGGCTTCACATGGTTCGATGGAGAGGAGGAGGCGGTGGAGGCATTCGACGACGTGCGCTTCCCGATCGCGCTGGGGCGCGAGGTGAGCGTGGAGCCGGCATTTTCGACGGCCATCGTTGCGACGGCGAGCGGCGCTGAGCAGCGGAACAGCGACTGGGCGGATGCGCGGCTGCGCTTCGATGCCGGGCCTGGCGTGAGGGGAGAGGCTGAGCTCAGGGAGCTGATCGCCTTCTTCCGCGCGCGGCGCGGAGCGGCGATCGGGTTCCGGTTCGAGGATCCGTTCGACCATAGCTCGAACGCAATGACCGGCGAGCCGCAGCCCGTGGATCAGCTGCTCGGGATCGGCGACGGGCAGCGCACCGAGTTCCCGTTGGTGAAGCATTATGACGGGCAGCAGCGGCGGATCACGAGGCCGGTGGCTGGAAGCGTTCGAGTCTCCGTCAACGGTGTGGAGCGGGTGAGCGGCTGGATCATGGCGCCGCTCGGCCTTGTCTTGTTCAATGCCGCGCCGGCGCCCGGCGAGCAGGTGAGGGCGGGTTTTCGCTTCGACGTGCCGGTGCGCTTTGCCGAGGATCGGCTCAGTCTCAGCCGCGCCACCTTCGAAGCCGGCGAGGCGGCGAGCGTGCCGCTGCTCGAGATCCGCGAAGCCGTGGCATGAGCATCGTCGATCATGATCTCACCACGCTTGCCTTTTGCTGGCGCGTGGAGCGGCGGGATGGCGTCTGCCTTGGGTTTACTACCCATGACAGGGACCTCGACATTGATCATCTGGCTTATCGGGCGGCACCGGGAATGCTGCCGTCAGCAATCTCCGTGTCCGACGGCTTCGAGGCGGATACGCTCGACGTCAGCGGCGCGCTGACGAGCGATGCGATTTCGGCGCGGGATCTCGAGCTGGGGCGGTGGGACGGTGCGACCGTCAGCATCTTCATGGTGGATTGGGAGCAGCCCGACACAGAGCAGGTGCAGCTGGCGCGGGGCCTTTTGGGCGATGTCAGCGCGCAGAGCGGCGGCTTCACGGCGGAGCTGCGTGGCCCGACGGCATTGCTCGACCGGCCGGTGGTGGAGCAGACCTCGCCGGATTGCCGGGCGGAGCTGGGCGACAAGAGATGCCGCGTCGACATGGCCGCGAGGGTGCGGGTGACGCGGATCGTCGCCGTGCGCGACGAGAACAGGATCGAGGCGGCGGAGGCCTCGCCGGAGCCGAACGCCCATGGCTATGGCCGGCTTCGCTGGATCAGCGGCGGAAATAGTGGCCTGGACAGTCAAGTGCTGGCGTCGAGCGGCGCTGTGCTGACGCTGCGCGAGCCGCCGCCTTTTGCAGCAGCCGTCGGCGATCTCATCGAGATCAGCGAGGGCTGCGACAAGCAGTTCACGACGTGCCGGGGGCGCTTCGCCAACAGCGTCAACTTCCGGGGCGAACCCTATCTGCCCGGCATGGACCTGCTGACGCGCTACCCGGGCACCTGAAGCCACGACTTTCAACCAGAGGAGAATGATCATGCGGCTGCGCGCTTGCATTGGGGCACTGTTGCTTGCGGGAGCCGGCTGCGCCGGTCTGCCGGAGACGGTGCGGATCGACGTGGATGGACGGACGCTGGAGCTGAGGCAGCAGGGGCTGTCGGGGCAGCTTCGGGGTGGCTGGTCCACATCGCCGGAGTGCGGGCTCGAACCCCGCTTCGACGTGGGGGAACTTGGAACGTCGGTGGAGAGCGTTCGGATGGTCACCCGGGACGAGCTGGAGCTCATCGGCCGCGACGGGAGCATCGTTCGCGTCTTCCGGTGCGAATGACGTGCCGTGAAGACGTGGCGGCGCGCGCGAGGGCGCTCGTCGGCACGCGGTTTCGTCCCCAAGGCAGGCGGCGGGAGCACGGGCTGGATTGCCTCGGCCTCGTCGCCGTGGCGGCCGAACTTCCCGTCGAGCTGGTGCCGAGCGGCTACCGGCTCCGGAGCCAGGTGCCGGAAGACATGCTGTCTCTCACGCTCGATGGCCGGGTCCAACGGATCGCCGTTTCGGATGCACGGGCAGGGGACGTGCTGCTCGTGCAGGCCGGTGGTGGGCAGCATCACTTCCTGATCCTTCTCGAAAACGGCTTCGTGCATGCCGACGCGCGGCTGGGGCGCGTGGTCGAAACGCCTGGCGCGGTGGCCTGGCCGGTGCTGGCCGCGTGGCGGATAGTGGAGCTCGACTGATGGCGACCTTGGTGCTGACGGCCGTGGGAACCGCGATCGGCGGCCCGATCGGAGGTGCGATCGGCGCGATCATCGGGCAGACGGTGGATGCGCAAATATTCGCTCCGAAGGCGCGGCACGGGCCGCGGCTCGGCGATCTTTCGGTCCAGACTTCTTCCTATGGAACGCAGATCCCGAAGATATTCGGCGCCATGCGCGTGGCTGGGACGGTGATCTGGTCCACCGAAGTCAAGGAGGACAGGACCAAAAGCGGCGGCGGCAAGGGTCAGCCCAAAACCGTTACCTACAGCTATTCCGCATCCTTCGCCGTGGCACTGTCCGGGCGGCGGATCAGAAATGTCCGGCGGATCTGGGCGGACGGGAAGCTGCTGCGCGGCGCTGCCGGCGACTTCAAGAGCCAGACCAAGTACCGGCTCTACCTCGGGAGCGAGAGCCAGAATGTCGATCCGATCATCGCCTCCGTGGAAGGCGCAGGGAATGCTCCGGCCCATCGTGGCCTTGCCTATGCGGTGTTCGAAGATTTCGAGCTTGCCGACTATGGCAACCGCATTCCTTCCTTGACCTTCGAGGTGGAGGCGGATGCGGGTGCGGTGACCATCGGGGCCCTGGCCGAAGAACTGACCGAAGGCGAGGTGAGGGCAGGGGAGACACCGAGCGTTTTTGGATATGCTGCAAGCGGCGACAGCATCCGCGGCTCGCTTGAGGCGCTGAGCGAGGTCGTTCCGGTTTCTTTGCGGGAAACGGACGGGCGGCTCGAGTTGACCGCAGCGGCCGATTCGCCGGTGGTCGTGAAGCCGGACGACTGCGATGTGACCGGCGCGGGCCGCTCGGGTGGCCCCACGGAGCTTTCCAGGCGCGCAGCCGCGGCTATTCCTACCGAAGTCAGCCTCTCTTATTATGATGTCGCGCGCGATTATCAGACGGGCCTGCAGCGCGCCG